AGGACCGGAACAATATCCATCGGCCCTTCAAAGTCAGAACGGCGAACAATCAACTCGCCAAGCTCTTCCTTGACCTCTTCGTCCTCCAAGTACATCGCGTTCAAACGATGCAGGACCTTCAGGGTGCGACCCATCGCATCATGCAATCGCGCATGAATCGCACTGAATACCATCATCCCCTGCTCAATACGCGAGAGCTGCGTACCGACCGGGACGTTGGCGTTGCTGTCGGTGATGTTCTCCATCGTGGTGCGAACCACGCCCTTGCCAGACTCAATCAAAAAGCCCAGCAGTCGGAACAGCGTTTCAGAGGGCTGGTTGAACGGCAGCGGCATCGCAATCTTTCGGATGTCATCCGAGAACGCGCCGCCCTCAATCTCCTTCACCTCGGTCGGATCAATGCGCTCGGACTGACCGCCCTCGCGACCACCCTTCAGCTTCAACATGCCAGGGAAGTTCGCAATGTGCGCAGAATCCAACAGCGCCCGAAGAGCGCCCGTAGCCGCAGCAGAAAGTCCGCCAATCATCTGCGGAATGCCAATCGGGTACGCACCACGCCACGGAACAAACGGGAACTCAATGATCCACTGCATCTCCTCAAGCGTGTCGTCTTCTTCACGCCAGTTTCGATAGATGCTGAGAACCTTACCCGTCGTCTTATCAAGAGAAACGATGTACGGAGCCAGCCCGTACTTGTCCTCTATGTCAGAAATGACATAGATCTCAAAGATCGTACGCAGCCCGTCGACGTCGTACGCGCTGTCGTCCCGACCCTCAATCTTGTTGTTCGCCTTCTCAGACTTCGAGATGTCCGGCTCCATCGTCGTCGGAGCCAAGTCAACGTCCCGATACATCCCAGAGCGAATGCGCTGCCGGTACTCAATCTCCGTCACGTACTGAACGTGCGTCTTGCGCTCGGCCGAATAAAAGTTCGTTGCCGCGTACGGCAAGTAAATGTCGTCAATACCAATGAACAGCGGAACCGGACGGCGCTTGCCAGAGTCCCAGCTCAGCTTCATGTACTGCGCACCACCCAGCGGTACTTGCGTCAGCAATTGCTCAAGTTCCGCACGGAACTCCGGCATCTGCTGCGTCAACTGCCAGTTCATGTACTGGCTCTTGCGCGATGCCTTTGCAACCTTGTCCGCAGTCGGATCGCCAACAATGTAGTCCTTTACCGGACCCGCTGCCGGGAAAAGCTCCTTAATAGCTCGGGCAGAGAAGTCCACGCAAACCTCAGTAAGCATGGGGTGCACAACCCGACTTGCGCCCTGAAATTGAGCGCCGCCTGGTGCATCATCTCCAAGTCCCGTACGCCGGATTCCCTCTTCATACTGCTCATCGCGCTTCTTGCGCGCTTCCTTGTCCTTCGACACCAAACCCAAAAGGTCCTGCGCCAAAGAGTCCATCTCGCCCTCAGGCAGCGTCTCCGCTAAGTTAGAGTAAAACTCCAACTCAACAGACTCCTCGGACTCCTCTTCAAAACGAACAATCGCCCCGCCGTCCTCAGTGTCCTCAATCTCAGACACCTCATCAGGGAGTTCAAACATCTCACCAAGGTCTTCCTTCGCTTCATCCAAATCATTCGGCTCAGATGCCATATGGATTTCCCCTCGGACGCTCGTTCACAATTAGTCGCGGCTGTACCGGCTTAGGTTTACTCACGCTTATCATATCCCTGTCCGCTAGGAAACGTAATCCCTGCGTGCAAGCATCCATCAAATCATCGTGTTTGATCGTCCCCTCCCCCGAAAACGAACACAATTGGTATAAAAGCGGCTCCGCCCATGATCTAACATGCCCGGAACGCTTCTCACTCTCCACAAACCACACCATCCCACTGGCAAATAAGTGACTCACCATGTGCAATCGGGTCAGCTTCGATGCCTTCCCAGGGTTATACGCATGCGCCAGAATCCCCTCCCTAGAGAGCATCTGACGGAGCGAAATCCCGCTGCCCTTGTCCTCAATCACTATCGTATCGGGCTTCCGACCCGTGTTAATCATCCGCGAAGGACCGTACATCGGCTTGATAATCGGCTTCTGATCGTCCTCCCCGTAGTAAACCTCCATCTCCCGCTTCACCTTCTTAATCAACTCCGGCATCCCTAACCGGTCTTCCCAACAATCCAACAAGATAATGTTCGGCTTCTCGTTCTCGTAGAACAAACCCAACACCACGCACGCACTCGGGTCCGAATCCGATGTCTTCTTGTCCCGAGTCTGCTCCGTAAATGCCGTGTCCAAGCTCATCACAATGTGCTCAAGCGCCGGTAACGGCTTCTTCGCCGGCCAGAGTTTCACCCAATTGCGCTTGATAATCCCCTGCTCTTCAGGGTTTAAAACCTCTGCGTAAATTTCCTGGCGCCCCAGTGTCGTGCCCTCAAACTTCAGCAATTGCTGCTGGAAAGTCGGAGCCAAATTCGCAATGTTCTCGTACGTGCTCGCCCGCGTTACGTGTACATCCGCACCATCACGCGAAATCAAATCCCGAATCAACGCCTTCGGCTTCGGTGTCGTCGTCGCTACAATCCTCGGGTGTTTCCCCAATCGAAGCGCAAACATAATCATGTCCCACGCCTCTTGATCGTACTGCCACGCAGCCAGCTCGTCAGTCCAACAACCGTGCCATTGCCCACCACGCAGCCGATCAGGCGTCTCCGCTGAAATGCCTTTGATTAGCGAACCATTCTTCAGAATAATTTCCGATAGCGACCTGTTGTACTCTTGAACAACACGCTCAGGCATCACCTGCATCAAGCCCGAATCACCCTCAAAACACGTATCGCGAATGTCCGCTGAGGTCGGTGCACACACCAACCAGCGCGTATCCGGCGCCTTGTAAGCCTGCCACCACACCCATTCGGCTGCGGCTCGAGTCTTACCCGCTCCGCGTCCCGCCAGCAAGAGCCAGACTGTCCAATCCCCCTTCGGGGGCTTCTGGTGCTTATGCCTCTGATTCACCCACTTCAGCCGGTTCTCGTACGCAATCAAATCATCCGTCGGGAGCTTGTTCAGCTCCTTGATCAGAGGATCGTTCATGTCTAACGGCGGAGGTGCAGGAACCCCCTGGGCAGACTGAATCATCGATATCGCGCAGTCTTCTTCGCTATTGACTTCGGCTGCGCTACAAATTGCTTGCCCTTCGCCTTGCCCTCGCGCTTCGCTGCCGTTGTACGTGCGTACTCCTGCGGCGTTAACGATTCAATCGCAGCCTTCGGCAAGTAACGCTCGCCCGTCTTCGATGAGGGCTTTCCAGACTTCGTGGTCCACTCTTGAGCAGTCCAGTTCTTCAGTGACTTTTGTGAGGGTTTCATGGTTAATCCCTGTATCCGCCGCCCTTTTCCTTGTACCGCTTAGCCAGTAACTGAGCTTTGCGAGCTGACCATTGGCCCGCTGCGGTACCTTGAGTGGCAGATGCCTTGATCTCGTTAAACAACTTCTTGCGCATCTCAGGCTTCGTGTAATTGCCCGCTGCGTTTACCTTAGACTTCGTTGCCATTGTCAACACTCCATACATCAGTTTGACGCTTCAACTTAGGCCAGTTGGATTCAGTAATGAACGATTTATCCAACACCAAAACGTGGTTCGTAGGTTGCGCTGTATAACGCCCGTTGTCCAGTTTAATGAAGTAAAACTCCTTCGATTGTTCCGGCTCCAGACTGAATCCATCCAGCATCGGAATCGCAGTAAATAAGTAATTCCCCGTGTGCTCCTGCTTAGACCGTAGCCGGGTGCGCATCCGCGTACCCTCAAGAAACGGATACTCCAACATGCTGAAGTGGTGCCCGTAGCAATCCCAAGTCTGTGCGTCGGCGGGGTCCCAAGGGGACCCTGTGATTTTGTGCGCGAGCTTGTGTAACGGTACGTTCCGGTACACCGCCCCGCACTCCAACATCACATGACACCCCCAAGTGCGACCGGGGTGACTCACCAACCCAAACCAAGCTACCCGCAGCCAGTCGTGGGTCCCTATCGCATTCGGCTCCACATACGCATACGTGTGGCGGGGTAATGGGGCGGCTCCGGTATACAGCATGGGACCCTAGAGTAATTGTGCGCAAGTTC